CCTGGTCTCGGGGCCACAGCAGGATACTGCCCCTAGTGATCCTTTCGCCAACATGGGCACCGAGCCGCTACTCTCGGGTTCGGACATGATGGGCGGCGGCTACACTCCCCCGGTAACAACTCCCCCGGTAACAACTCCCCCGGTAACAACTCCCGCAGTAACAACTCCCGCAGTAACAACTCCCGCAGTAACAACTCCCGCAGTGACCCAGCCAGCGACACCCGCCCCGGGCGCGGACTACATCGAACGCGGTGGGCCGCAGGCGGTGGATCCTATGAGGTACGGTCCGACAATGGCGCAGGGCGTCGAGGCGCAGAATCAATGGTTGCTTGGATTGCAGAGGAGCGACCCCGAGAGGTACGGTCCGGATAGTGGATTCATACCCGACCCCCTGGCCGGAAGGATGAAGCCGGTTAATTCTGGGAATATCTTCGGGAATGTTCCTCCCCCGGTCCCCAACCCGATGGGTGGCGTAGCACCGTTCACCGTCGGGGAGGGTGACATCTTTGGAACTCCCACTCCGCTCCTTCCCCCGCCCCCGCCCTTCTTAGGCCTGGATCTTGGGTACCAGGGAGCGCCCGTGAATTCGGGTGACATCTTTGCTCCCCCCGCTCCGGACTACTCCGAACTGGATCTCGGGTACCGGGGAGCACCCGTGAACTCTGGTGATATTCTTGCTTCCCCCGCCCCCGACTACTCTGGCATGGATCTTGGATATCGGAGAGCACCTGTGAACTCGGGTGACATCTTTGGAACTCCCACCGTTCCCCCCAACCCCCTAAGAGGGATGACTCCCATGGGGAATATACTGGGCAACATAGGCCCGCTTCCCGCTCCCTATACCGGAACTAGCGGCTTCGGTGGGTACTAAAGTTGGTTATTGAGAAGGCAATGACAGAAGCGCCGATGGGTGCTTCCGACATCGAGGAAGAGATTGAGATTGAGATCATCAATCCGGAGGCTGTCTCGATGGACACTCCCGATGGTGGGATGGTCATCGACTTCACTGGCGGGCAGGAGGCGGAGGGGAATGTTCCCTTCGATGCAAACCTTGCTGAACACATGGAGGAGGGCGACATTGAGAAGCTCTCTTCCGACCTCATGGCCGCCTACAGTTCGGACAGGTCGAGCAGGAAGGACTGGGAAGAGACCTACATCAAGGGCCTGAACCAGCTTGGCCTCAAGATTGAGGAGCGAACCTCACCCTGGGAGGGTGCCTGCGGTGTGACCCACCCGATCCTTGCCGAGGCAGTGGTCAGGTTTCAGAGCCAGGCGATCAGTGAAATATTTCCATCCGGCGGTCCGGTCCGGACAAAGATCATTGGTCGCACTACAGATGAGAAGCTAAAGCAGGCCCAGAGGATAGAGGGGTATCTAAACTATCTAGTCACCGAGGTGATGGAAGAGTATCGCTCAGAGACAGAGAAGATGCTCTTCAGTCTACCGCTTGCGGGGTCTGCGTTCAGGAAAGTCTACTGGGATCCCACGCTGGAACGACCGAGCGCCATGTTTGTCCCCTCGGAAGACATCGTTGTGTCGTATGGTGCCCCGTCGCTTGAGACAGCGGACCGAATCACCCATGTGATGAAGCGAAGCGCGAACGATGTTCGCAAGATGCAGGTAAGCGGGTTCTATTCAGACATAGAATTGGGTGACCCGGCCCCGGATCCCGACGATATAAAGAAGAAGTACGATGAGATCACGGGTGAAGAGCCGTCCTATGAGTTCGATCACCGCCACACCCTGCTTGAGGTCCACTCCGACATTGACTTGGCGGGCTTTGAGGACTCAAATGGTGGTGAGGAAACCGGCGTTGCTCTCCCCTATGTGGTGACTATCGACATAAGCTCAAGAAAAGTCCTCTCCGTGCGCAGAAATTGGGTGGAGAGCGACCCCGCGAGGCTGAAGAGGCGTCACTTTGTCCACTACGAGTACATTCCTGGCCTCGGATTCTATGGTTTTGGGCTGATTCACATGATTGGTGGCCTGGCGAAGTCGGCAACTTCGGTTTTGAGGCAACTTGTCGATGCCGGAACGCTTTCAAATCTTCCCGGAGGGCTAAAATCTCGCGGGTTGAGGATTCGCGGCGAAGATTCCCCGATTTCCCCGGGAGAATTCCGCGACGTAGACGTTCCGGGCGGCGCAATTCGCGACAACATCACATTCTTGCCTTACAAAGAGCCGTCCTCTGTCCTTTTTCAGCTCCTCGGCAACATCGTTGAAGAGGGAAGGCGCTTTGCCTCCCTCACGGACCTCAAAATCAGCGATATGAGCAACCAAGCGCCGGTCGGGACGACTTTGGCGCTCCTTGAACGCTCAATGAAGGTCATGGCGGCGATTCAGTCGCGACTTCACTCCTCAATGAAGGAAGAGTTCAAGATTCTCGAAGGAATTGTCCGTGATAACGCCCCGATGGAGTATCCATACGACCTAGAGGGCGACGAGACGATGAAGGGGGAGGATTTCGATGATCGCATCGACGTTCTTCCGGTCTCGGACCCGAATTCTTCGACGATGGCGCAGAGAATCATGCAATACCAGGCAGCACTGCAACTCGCCGAGTCGAATCCGCAGATTTACGACCTCCCGGTCCTGCATCGGCAGATGCTTGAGGTTCTTGGCATCAGGGAGACGGATAAGGTCGTTCCCCTTGAGGACGAGATAGCCCCACGCGATCCGGTTGCGGAAAATATGGACCTGCTGACAAGTAAGCCTGTCAAGGCGTACCTGTGGCAGGATCATGACGCACACATCACCACGCACATGGCGGCTGCCGAAGATCCGAAGGTGATCAAGCTCCTTGAGAACGATCCGAACGCTCAATCGGTACATGCTGCCCTAATGGCGCATATTGCCGAGCATCTTGCTTTTGATTACAGGAATCAGATACAGGAACACATGGGAGTGGAGCTTCCGCCGCCCGATGAGCCTCTTCCCAAGGAATTGGAGGACGGTTTGTCCAGACTGGTCGGTCAGGCCGCCGAAAGGCTCCTCGAAGCCCGGCGGGCGGACAATGCCCAGGAAGAGGCGCAGGAACAGGCCGAAGATCCCATTGTTCAGATGCGCAAGGAAGAGCTTGAGATTCGCAAGGCCGAGGTCGAGTCGAAGATTGCCGATCAGCAGGCGAGGCTCGCACTTGAGCAACAGAAGGCCCAGGACAAGAGCGAAATTGATAGGGCCAAGATTGAATCCGTCGAACGTGTCGCCGAGGGCAACGCCGGGGTCACCATCGTCAAGACATTGATGGATGCGAAGGCCAAGGATGGCGAGCTGAGTGCCGAGGAGGCGAGAATGAGCGCCGAGATGGGTATGAAGCTCTCCGAGCTAATGCTGTCGGCGGAACAGATGATGCGGGTGGAGAAAGCAGAGGGTGCAAAGATTGGCTCCAGGCTAGTTGAGAAGATTATGGACATTGAGAAAGAGCTGGCACGAAATAGGGGGATGTAGTTGGATCCAGTTATAGACTCTTTCCTATCCAGGATCTCCGAGTTGCGAATTCAGTACATAGAGCACGTTGCCAATGGATCATTGAGTGACTATGCGTCCTACCAGAAGGCTTGTGGGACAATTGAGGGACTCTCCATGGCGGAACGTGAGATGAAAGACATTGCTTCCAGCCTTAGCGACGACGCTGGATTCAACGAGTAGATTCGCCCAAACGGGCGCAACGGGGACCTGAGGCACCCATAAATGCCTCTGCAAAAGGAGAATATCGGTGTCTGGAGAGATTCAGTACAGCGACGAGGAACCAGTACCGGCATCAAAGATGCCGGATCCTTCGGGATATAGGTTGCTCATCGCCCTCCCTGAAGTAAACGAGAAAACAGAGGGGGGTATCTTTGTACCCGACGAGAGGCGTGACGCAGAGACCGTCGCAACTATCGTTGGGTATGTAATGAAGGTCGGCCCAGAGGCTTATGCTGATAATAAAAGGTTCCCCAATGGACCTTGGTGCGAGGAGGGGGACTGGATCGTAATGCGCGCTTATTCGGGCACACGCATCCGCGTACACGGTCAAGAGTTTCGCATAATCAACGATGACTCCGTTGAGGCGGTTGTCGATAACCCTATGGGGGTAGTTAGAGCATGAGTGCGCCTTTGGACGACCTTCTCGGAAATACGATGACAGAGCACGTTGCCGACGCCGACGTTGAGGTTAGCGTTGTAGACGACCGGCCCGCAGAGGATCAGGTTCCCGCCAGGGACGAAGATAGGAGT